GGAAGCGGCGTAAATACCGCGATCCTCTGGACGCTTGGGACAAACGCAATCTCAATTCAATCTGCGATAATCTTGGGAAATCCCACGTGGACCCCATACAAATTATATTCAACCGCTGGACTGACTGTGGGATCGGAAATTTTCCGCAACGAAGGCTCATTTTCCGTTCAACAACCGATACCTACAACCGGAAACGCAGCACTGTTTTCGACCCAAACAAACGCCTTCATCCCCGCTTCGCACGTGGACACGGCGAACAACTGGACGCTAGGGGCCAAGCTGGGCTGGGCCAGTGGCGCGAACGCGACGGCCACGAACATCATGTTTGACCGGATTGTGATCTACGAAGTGATTCCACCACTATGAGCCAAGAAAACTATAATCCAAACAGTATTGATGCAACGCTTGCTCGTATTGAGCAGGTGTTGACCACTCACGTAAATGAAACTCGTGAATATCGTAGGGTGAATGACGATAAACATGTTATCACTGATAAACGTGTAACATCGTTAGAAGCAGACAGAACAAAACTCGTAATTGCAGGAACTGCGCTGGGAACAAGTGGCGGCGCAGTTGGAAGTTGGCTACATAAGATTTTCGGTTCGTAACCGAAAGAAAGAGAGAACAAACATGAAAAGCTGGAAAACAACTGTGGCTGGAGCGATTGGTGCGCTTGGTGTGTATCTCACCAGTGTAACTGATCCGTCTTGGGTTCATACGCTTGGAACTGTTCTGAGTGCTGTTGGCACTGGATTGGTTGGTATCCTTGCGCGTGACAACGATAAATCGTCTGAACAAGTTGGAGTCAAGTAATGACTGCTGGTATTATTAGCATTGTTGCTTCCGTAATCGGATTCATAATCTGGTTATGGAAGCGCAATGCTGATGAAGCTGCCAAGCCGCAAACTGTGTTGAACAAATATGAAGACGAAGCTCGTAAAATCATTGCTGCTGGCGGCCAGCGTAGCATCAACGAGTATTTTGACCAGCGGTTGCGCAACATATCGAATAATTCCAGCGGACAAGGAAGTCATCAGACTGGAAACGGGCAAACTATTCAACCCAAAAATTAACGGTTGGTTTGTTCCTGATGCACGGATGCTTGAAATCATGGATGCAATTGGAAGGAAGGACGTTGAAACCGGAGAACGAAAACAGTGAATTTTGGCTTGTGTTCTGTGCATGTCTTGCAGCCTTAATTGGTTGTATTGCGCTACGCTACGCTTGGCACTTGCTGAAATACATTTATGAAGGTTTGTTTAATGCTTGGCAATAGATGAAAATTCCATTCACAGAATTCCAAGCTACTGTTGGTAAACTGGCCGCACCGGATTCTGGTAAGCAAGTCATGCCGACTGCACCACATGTTCATGTGTTTGACATGAATTGGTTGCGTGATGAATTCTGGCCTGTTTGGGATGAAATTCGTCATGCTTATAAGTATGCTCAAGGTAACCAAAAATCTGTGCTCGAAAATTCTGTTAAGCGTGGAAACTGTGATGAAATTACAAAGCGCTTTGTGTCCTACTTGATTGAGAGCGTAAGGGAACTTTATGACCAAGAAGACGTTGGAACTGGTGCTTTTGAGACAAGCGTTGAACTTTTTGGACCTGATTTTACTGGAGTTACGCTTAATAAAGTTTCTGGTCCTGGCGGCCATAGAACGGTTATTGTGGCCGGAAAGATTTCAGAAACAGCGTGGCAACCAATCTTTGTTGAACCGCAATTAACATATTCACAATATGAAGAAACAACTGTGTGTGATGCTATTGACCGCGGCATTGTCATTAGGGATTACTTCGTGTAAGACAGCCGCCAAAGACACTATAACACTGCCTGTAATTCCTGTTGCTAAATGACTTCCTCCGCGATCTCACTGCGCCGACGGTGCTCCGATATGGTTGCGGGCTTCGTGCGGCTGTTGCTTCCCTCGGAGCGGTCTTTGCGCTGTAACTACACTGGATCACGGAAGCGGCCGGCGAACTGCGCCTACGGGCTGCTTGCGCCTATAAGCGCGCCGTAAGGCGCGCGTTACATACACATGAGTAATTCAAATATCACTGACTGGTTAACATTCACTTCTGCTACACCTGCGCGTAAACAGAAAGCGTATGTTGATCTTCCTGTATTTTCATACAACGCTCAGGGTAATGTTGGTGATGCAAGCTTGCTTGTTGCTCAATTTAACTTTTCAGCCTCACGAGATTTCTATCTTTTGTCCAGTGTAACGAAACCCTCGAACTGCACTTTTGGTTTGTGTATTCGTTTTCGTGTTGGTGATACTGTTACACGTTATAAGTTGTGGACTGACGATAAATTTATTCTCAGTTCTGATGCTGCACCAATCTATAATAAACAGTTGATTCGTGCTAATTTTGTTCTCGAAGTCTGGAATTTTGGTGGTGTTGCACCAGTTAATGCTTCTATCAAGCGTTTGTTTACGTCTATTCAATCTGTTCCTTCTGATTATCGAGCTATTGCTGACTACGCTCTCGCTATTGGCGCTGAGTTTACAAATTATGAACCAGTTGCACCAACACTTCCGGCTGGTGTTACACAACGCTGGACTAATTTTTCGTCTAGTGCGGCGTTAACTGACATTATTTCTGGACAAACTCTGCTTGAAGCTGGACCTGACATCGCACAAATAAGTTTTAATGCGCCTGATGCTAACTTTGCCAGGGGCTTCGTGAGTTTTCCAGATCAATCTAATGTGTTAGAAGGTCGTGATGTATCTGGCCAAACATGGCAAGACTTTACAGCTTACTTTGTGTTTGCTGCTAACCCTCTTGATGTAAGTCTTGCTAAAAATCTTTTTGCGTTAGGCACAACCAGCAGTTATGCTACCGCTGGAGACTTCTGTAACATTAAGTTGGGCAACACAAATGTCATACGAGCTAATGGTTATTCTGGCGCTACACTTGACTCGGTATTGCCTGATACGAATCCGCACATTTTAAGGTTTGCTCGTAAATCTGGTGTATCAGCAGTCAGTAGATTAGACGATGACGCTGAAAGTATCAATTCAGAGTCAGCATTTTCAACGCATGGTATGTCTTGGATTTTTGGTGGTTCAACAGGATATGTTTCAAATAGTTTGAGTCTTGCTGAGATCTTGTTCTTTAACGGTAAGACTATTGCTAGTGGAGACTCAGAAGACGTTGCTGTTCTGGAATATCTTCGTTGGTATCATTTTGGTCAAGTTCCACTACCAATGACTTATGACGTTGGTGTTCAATGGTTGGATAATGCTCCTCTCTAAATCTATGAAAACAAAAATACTGGTTAGTTTGGTGTTGACTCTGCTTGTATGCAAAGCACAAGCGCAAGTTTCTGGTCCTGATCTTGTGAAAGGTTATGATTTCACTAGTCAGACGTCAATCACAGGTGCAAAGCTCAATCAAGTTGTTGATAATGCTTATGTTGGCACGTATCGTGGTATGATTATTTATACCAATAATACGCCAAATGTAAGTGCTGAACCGAAGCTTGCACGATATCTTTGGTTGAATTCTGGAACTACGCCGCCTACGCCAATGGTGTGGAGCGGTAGTGTTTGGACTAATATTACTGCGATTGCAAGTATTGCTGACAACAGCGTGACTGCTGGAAAGCTTGCCGCCAATAGTGTATATGGTAGCAACGTTGTGAATGGTATTATTGATTACACCAAAATTGCAGCTGGTGGTATTGTATCTAACAATGTTGGTGCGGCTCAACTGTCTGGTTATCATATTTTTGCTGGTTCACTATATGGAAGTAACATTGCAGGAGCAACTATTACTGGAACTAACATCGCCAGTGCTACTATCACGTCAAATCTAATTGCGCCAAGCACACTCACCACAGCGCTGCTTGCTACTAACTTTGCACTTGCTGGTAGTAACATTCTTAACGGAACTATCACTTCTACAAACATTGCGACTAGTGGTGTTGCACTTAGTAACATCTACACTAATGGCGCAACATCTGGCCAAAGTTTGATGTTCAATGCTGGAGCACTTACTTATGGACTTCCTGTAAGCATTTCTAGAAGCACGAACATTTCGTTTACCATGACTAATGGAGCGGCTAATTCTGCTGCAGTTGTTTTTGCACATGGTCTTGGCGGAACTCCTGATATTGTTAAAGTTACTTTTGTAAAAGTCGCTAATAACATTTCTGATGGTTATGATAGTAGTGGTAAAGATGAAATAGACATCAACTCTGTTTCTGCTGCTTCCGGTATTTCCGCATCTGCGAAGTTAGTTACAACCGTCGCTAAGGACATCGCTGGTAATAACATTATTATTGGCCTATATCCAGTTGATAATCTTTATTATGTGAAAAAAACTGCTGGCACTGGTTTTGTAATAACTACTACTACAGACTTTATTCGTGATTGGCGCATTAAAATAGTTGCCATCAAATTTAACTACTAATCTGACGTCATCGTTATGTTTCTTGACATTTTACAAGAAGTTGCACAGGATGTAGGAAAGTCGTTGACTGATTCAAACAGTCGCTCATGGCTTACGCGTCAAATCAACAATGCTGCTCGCGAGATTTATAGCACTGATGATTTGTTTGGTTGCGAACGTGAACAAATAATTCTTGCGGCGGCTGGAGAACAGCAGATCACGCTTCCTTGGTATGTTGAGTCTGTTCTAGGCTTGCGCAATTACGATACGCGTAAGTCAGTAGAACTTGTTGATATGCGTCCACGATACTCTCGTGATGGATGGAAACGAGCCGCCCAAAATTCGCCAACATTGCAATATCGTTTGAAAGGAGAGGTTGCATTATCTAAAGAGTTGTCTGATGAAGCTGGACTTGTTATTAGCTTGCCTGACGGTGTCAGCAACGATAAATTATTTAGCGTGACAATTGTTGGAAGTAATTCTCAAGCCTCTCGTGTAACTGAAAGCCTCATATTTAAGGTTGGTGACACAAGTAAAGCGACTAGCAATTTCTTTTCTGACGTTACAGCTATTCTGAAGTCATCTGAAACATCTTATGATCTGACTGTTGTTGACGTTGGCGATAGTGTTGTAGCATTTATCCCTTGTCATTTGCGTTCTGTTACGTATAAGCTTTTGCAAGTCCTTGACCGGACAGAACAACAGTCCCAAGACGTTTTGCTTGAACTTTTATTTAAGCATAAGTTTGAGCCGTTTGTAAATGACACAGATTGTTTTGTTGCTGGTAGTATGTATGACAAGGCAATTTACTGGAAAACAATGGAGCATATCTATGCGAAACAGGATGGTAAAGCTGATGACGCTGCCATGTGCGGCCAGAAAGCTCAGGCGTTAATTGCTAACATTATTTCGAATAGCGTTGGTAATAAGCTTGATATGCAGTTTGCTTTTGGACCAAACTCAACTCTCGAAGCTCTTGAGGTTTCAGAGGTTGCTGCCGAGTTCGGTATTAACTTTAGTAACACACAATATCCTATACGCTAATGTCTGAACCATTACGTTATACTCAAATGTCATTTGCTGGTGGTATGAATCAGCAAGTTGACGGAAGTCGTTTGGCGGCAAATGAATATTCTTTGCTGATAAATGCTCGTTCACGACATGATATTATTGAACCTGTAACACTGCCTGTTAATATAACTCCCAGAGGTTTGAATAAAGTTCAGGGAGTCTATTCAGCTGGAAGCTTGGTTGTGTGCTTTGGCGATGGGCTAGCGTTTTATCGTGATGAAAATCTCAGCACGCCAACATGGATAAAGCTTGATGGTTTTGCGATGTCAGCTACTGTTGATGTCATTTATGCCACAGCTGTTCCGGCTAGTGTGCAGAATATGTCACGTGCATTATCTGGAACAAATAATTCTGCAACAAATGCTGTTACACTTATAGGTGCTGCATCGTCATCGCCACAATGTCTTGTTGTTCAAGATGGTGTTAATCAGCCAATGTTGATATTGTCTAATGGTAGCGTTAGAATTGCGCAGAATTACAACGAATGGTCAGCCGCCAATCGTGAATATGTTCCGATTGGTAAACAAATGCTTTATTCTGGCGGCATTCTTTACATCGTGTCTTCTGACGGTCTTCAAATCTTTCGTTCTGTTACAGGCCGCCCGTTGGATTTTTGCGTAGCTGTTGACACTAATGCTAATAAAGCTGGTGAGGCGTCAGCAGTTAGTCACAAGGTTGATTATTCTCCGATTACATGCATTGCTAGTTTGAACTCTCCTGATGGAAGCTTCTTTGTTTCTACTGCTCGCACATCATATAGTGTTACACCTGACACACAAAACTTGATTTTTGGTGAGCCAACTTTTGTTAACAACTTTCTTTTTACTACTGGTGCAAAGACTCAGTTTTCTGTCACTGACATTCTTGGTGACATGGCTCTCGTTGATTACACTGCGATTCGTAGTTTTAATAGCGTTCAGCAAGCAAAGTTTGACGGCAAAAATACTCCGTTTTCTGCTCGTGTAAGCAGACTTTTTAGTGACGTTAAACAGACATCGCCTGCTGCCATAACATTTGATAACTACGGAATTTTTGCTGTTGACACTCAATATGGTAAAGGTTTGATGGTTTATGATACGCTTCGTGGTGTGTGGGATTCTGTTGACTTTTTTCCAGCATTGACTGGATTGGATGCGTTAATGTTTGCTGAAGTTAAAACTACAGTAAATAGACGTTTAATTTTTGCTACGACAACAGATGTTTTCGAACTTTATTCTGATGTGGCTGACAAAGCTAGACCATATCTTTATACTGCTGAATATTGCTCGAATGACGCTACTGTGAACCAACAGTTTAATCGTGTAAGTCTATCTTTTGTTGATGTTCTTTCATCTGGTAATACTGTTATTTACCTTGTTCCAGATGGCAAAGTTGATAACAGTTTTAAGCTAAAAATAAAAGCTGAAGCTAAAAATGCTAATTACAGAAATTCGTTACCAGTTCAGTATGCAAACATTCAAAAAGTTCGTGTTTGTTCGTCTCTTGTGGTAGATACTGCAAAATTGTGCTGGAAGTGTGGCCTCGGTATTACGTGGGCTTTTGATGGAAAGCTTGCAGGAATTAGGATAGCTGCAAACACAGATACTACAACCACACCTGTCGATCAGCAAATGCAGCAAGAAACTACTGGTGAGGCATACGTCATTGACTACTATGAGTTCTATGGCGTGAGCGCTGGCTCACATGTTCACATTTATGGTTCTGGCAATTCAGATGTTTCAGTAATCACAATCAATGGAAAAACTGTTCAAGTTGTAAATGTTACAGACACTTACATTGATGTTGTTTTGCCTCCCGACTGGCCTACTGGAGAACCTCCAATAAATATTACTGTAACTACTACGAATGATACCTCATACACGTTCAGTCATGATACGGTAATTGGTGATAACACGAAGCTTCCGATGGACCCTACGGAACCACAACCATGTGCAGGAAGTATCAACATTAACAAAGCAAAATATTTTCCATGGCTAGATGTTTACATTCTTGATGTAACTGGCTTCACTGTTGGAAACATCTCTGGCGCAGCTACATATGCAGGCTTGATGTTCAAGAAAAATACGGATGGTTCTTGGACATTTTTAACGCCGCTTTGGTGTGGTCCATTTATGTCGAATGTGTTTGTTCAACAGCCTGTTGAAGGTTTGCTTAATCAAAATTTCAGCGTTGGAACAATTGCGTTTAGCTGGCAGACATACTCCTTCTGTGTAGACTTCCAGCATGGCGATGATTGGAAAGATCATGGAGATCATGGTGATGGTGGAGATGGGACAGTTGATCCTTGTGACAGTTCTTATCCTGCAACAATAACTATTGATCACGTAGTTATTGATACATCGTTAGCGTCAGGTCAAATAGTGCTCAAAAAAATCACGAACAATTACAAGGCTGCATATTATGGTTCTGGCAGCGTTCCAACTGATGGCGGTATTTTTGGAAATTTTGATGTCGTGATTAGCAAGTCTGGTGATGTATGGACCACAAAAGTCACCGGAACATCAAACTATATTCTTGGAGTTGTCATGACAAATGATAGTCTTGGTTCATGTTTGAGCTGCTTGCCAGTTCCGTCAGGTTTGGTTCAACTGTTTTACTTTGGAGGCTATGACGGTGAATATACAATACTATGACAATCTCCGACATCATAGACTTTGTTAACGAAGAACGCAAGCGTAAGCCTCGCTCCAGAATTCTTTCTCGTTGGACAGATCATCAAATTGCTAAAGCTGTTTTGTGCGCAATTAAAAAGAATGTGTTTGCTTTTTCAACTAATGAAAAAGGCAAAATTGACGGCTTTGCGTTTGGTATTCCTAGAGCTAACACAGCAGTTTTTGATGTTCAGTTTATTCTTTGTAGTAATCCACGCGCATTAGCACACTTATTGCTTTACTTCAAGGGACAATTCAAAGGCTGGACACTTCGTGGATTTCGTCATGGTAGTCATTTACAAGACTATAATGACCTTGATCGTTTTGAAAAACTTGTTATGTTACAAGTTCAAAAGTATTCCAGACTATGATTAACCTCTGTGGCTGTCCTCGTTATGGTTCGCAGGTTCTTGGTAGCGATGCTCCAGCACCTAGCACACAAGAATCAACTGCTGCTATGCTTCAAGCATATACGCAGAATCTTCCTGATCTTGTAAGAGTCTCTAGCCAAAACATTTTGCCAATGGAGCAGGCGCAGATGGATGCTGCGAAAGTTATCAATCCACAACAGAATGACCTAGCCACAGCCCTCTATGCAAAATACGGACCAATCCTCAATAACATTGGGTCGCAAATCGCAGGACAAAACCAGCAGGCGGCAGTTAGCAATGATGCGGCGGCGCTTCAAAAAGCAAATCAAACGGGGCTGGTTAACACTGCTCTTGAGTTACAGAAGACTGCTGACCCTGAGTATTATGCTCAACGTGCTGCGTTAGCTCACAAGCAAAACGAAATCTTGAGTTCTATGGGCGGCGGACAACTTACGCCCACTGAACTCGAAGAAATTACTCGTGGTGTTAATCGTAGTAACATTGCTTCCGGTAATGCAAATCTTGGTGGGCAATCTGCACTTATTAACAATGCAATGCAATTTGGACAAGCCGGTACGGCTCGTCGCAATAGTTTGTCAAATGCACTTGCCACCACTGCGCAAAGTTTGAACTCTTTCCGTTCTGGATTTGATCCGTTTCAGGTTGCGACTGGCCGCACAGCGTTTGCTAACACAGGAAACAATCTGTTTAGCAATCAAGCATCTCAAGCGTTTGGTGGAAATACAATGGCACTTGGGCAGAATCTCCTTAATCAAGCTGGTGAAAATCAGCGTGCTGCAATGAATATTAACGCTAATCGTCGCAATGATTTGGATATGTTTAATCAAACATTTGGTTCAATTATGGGTGGTGTTGGTGCTGTTGCGAGGGGTCTTGTATAATTTCCTTAACATAAACTTTTATGCCTACTTTACATGCTGGCCGTCCTTCTCGTCCCGGTAAGTCTGCCGGAGGTTTTCCAACAACTGCTTACGGCAGTTCAACAAGCACTGGCGGCATTCAACTTGTGCCAACTGCACAAACTCAAACGCAGCAACAGTTGCCAATAGCTACTTCCGGTGATGAATTAGAAGATGCAACGCAGAATCCACAAATTCCTACGACTGCTGGTCCAGCATTTCAGTTTGTTGACAACACGCCAGGTTGGAAGAAATTCTTGCTTGGTGTTGGCGGCGTTGCGACTCCTAATGTTGGAATGCTAAATGCACAGCTTGCACTTGCACACCAAGCACAGCAAGAACAACAAGCGTTTGAGATGCAACGCTTGGCGGCTGCCGGAGATATTCAACGGAGGAATGAGTTGGATAGAGTTCGTGCACTTGGTAACAATGAAACAACTGCACAGCAAAAACGTTTTGATCTTGCGCAGGCTGGCGTAAATGCTGATGACGTTCGCCTAAGTAATACGTTGAATCCAACTACTGCACAGCTTTCTTGGATGGATTCACAAGGTCTTGATCCAAGTAATGATACTGCTCGTGCGGCAACTGTTAGGTATTTTCAAGCTTTAGCTGATTCGAACATGAAGCGTGATGCACTCATTGCGCAAAATCGTGCGGCTATTGCAGCAAGTAAAGGTTTAACAACAGCTGATTTTGATGCAACGTCGCCGAATGCGCGTGTAGAACTCGAAGCTGAGTTGCGTAAAAAGGCTGAACAATCTGACGTTGATTTTAATAATGCTGCACTTATTCACGCTGCTCAAGTTAACCCTAATCATCCTCAATTTGCAAATGTTACAGATTCTGTTGTCAAAGGCTTTGCCGCAAAACAACTTGAGCCTTTGGTGCGTAATAACGCAACGAACATACATGTTTTAGGAAAAGACACAGATGCATTTAATTTTCCGCCAGAAGGTTCACCCAGCATTATTGGTAAAGGTAGAACTACTGTAACGACTGCCATAAATCCAGTTACTGGCAAACTTGATCGTATTCCAGTTGATTTGCCAGCATCTGCTGTTGATTCTGCACACATTGGTGCAATCATGAAAGCTTTTGAGTCAGCGCAAAAAGAGCCTGTTAAAACTTCCGTGTCTACTAATGCACCGGTTACAACTGCTACTGTTGATGCTTCAACGCTAGTTCCAAACCTTGCTCTCACGCAAGAACAAAAGAATGAACTTCCACCATTATATGAGTCTGACAATAGTGCATTGTCAAAGCATAACATGGCTATGAGTGACTTGATGCGATATGCTCGTGGTGGGGTTGCTTTGAATCCTGAATCTTATCAGCAAGATTGGGTTCCAGGTCAAGCTGATTATCATCCATTTACGCCAGCTGAACGTCTCGATGTGAATAAACGAATTGCAGAAATGCTTGCAAAAGGCCGCAAACTTCGTGGTATTCCTTCGACTGCTACACAAGTTAAATAACTTTCCTTCTTTATGCCTCTCACTCCAGAAGCTGCTCGTTGGTATGCGCAGAAGCAGGGTTTTAATCCTGACGATGTTGACGTAAATCTTGATACAGCTGAGATTACGCCAAAGGTTAAAGTATCTCCAGCGATCAGTCCCACGCATCAGCCGCCCGGAGCTGTTTCCACAGCTTTGCGTTCAGCCTCATTAAATGCTTTGCCATCAGCTGTTGCATTACCAGTAGGTGCAGCCGCAGGTGCAGCAACTGGTGCGGCTCTTACACCTGTAATGGGACCATACGCAGCTATTCCAGCGTTAGGTGCAGGTTTAGTTGCCGGTGGACTTGCTTCAATTCCTGTTCGTGGAGTTCAAGATTTTGTAATCAGTAAAGTTCCTGGTGGCGAAAAATATCTTCAGACTACTGCTGAAGCTGCTGAAGCACATCCTATTGCCGCTGCTGTTGGTGATGTTGCATCCACGCTTCCGCTTATGGGAGTTTCTCCGCGAATGCTTAAGAATGCAGTTGCACCAATCGTTTCTGAAGCATCTACTGGCGGCGCAAATGTTGCAAAACGTGTGCTTCAAAATGAAGCTGCTAAAAATGTTTTGATGAATGCTGGCATTGGCGCTGGCAGT